ATGGTAGAGATCCCCTAACCATGACTTATTATGCGTGGGGGGACTTATACGACCCGTCAACCACCTATACCCCCCCCCGGATACCCAGCCGCCCCCACCCGGCAAGCCCCTGCCCCCCTCCTTTACGATCCGTTGGGGCCACCACTACCCATAAACTCTTTCTTCCAAGTAACTTCTCCCGACACAGAAACTCTTCTCCCGACGTTTTCTACCGCCCGTCTTGACATATAGAATTACTTACGGTAGTATTCAGTACCTGCCATGCATGCAAACGTCCTGCAGGTGTGATGCCGCCGTAAGGTCCTTTCTCTTTCTCCCTTACGGTGGCATTGCCATGTCATAACCGTGTACACTCTTGCAGAGGTAACTGACATGCCACAAGGTAAGATGAGTAATAGGGACGACGTCCGCAGTTTGCAATACAATATGGCTGAGGGCAGACGCCGTGCTACATACATAATGGAGCCAGAAGTCAAAAAATCCCTAGCAGACAGAGAAGCAAAGAAGAAAGAATACACACGCGAAAACACTTCTGATCCTAAAGTTCGCTCTTGGCAGAAAAGTTATTATCGTGGAGATCAGGGGCAAAAGCCTCTTGACCCAGACATGTCTAACCCCGGTGATAAGCAGCTACGAGATCTATATGAGGGATCTGGCAAATACTACGGCTATGGCAAAACAGCTCTAGGTGGTACCCAAAGCAATAGTCCAGCTAGGGAAGATCGCTTCCGTCGTGGCATGAATATCAAGAAGTGATATAGTATTGCTGCCACTGAAAGGTGAGCTTTGATGAAAGACAGTTAACTCCTCCTGTCCCGTCAAATTCATACTCTGCAAACAAGAAAAGACCAGTCAGCCACACTGGTCTTTTCTTGTTATAATCAACTAACTGGTTAATAAGAGGAGTAAAACATTGACAGTTATTGACTACAAAACAACAGATGCAACTTTAGTACTTTGCTTAATGAGTGACCTACATATAGGTGGAATGCACGTTGACTACGACTTAATTAATCAGGAGCTTGCTGATGCTAAAAAACGTGGTGCAAAGATACTTATTAATGGTGACGTATTTGACGCCGTTTTACCGGGGGATCGTAAGCGATATCGCCCTAACAATTTGCACCCACGTTTATACAGCGCTGGAGACGATATGATCGGTGAATCTATACGATGGGCATATGAAATACTTATGCCGTATAGAGATGACATTATTATGATTGGCGATGGTAACCATGACGATGCAGTAGCACGGTACCACCACATTGAGCCTGTTAAGCACCTTATAGTAATGCTCAATGGATTAGACGGTAAGATTCAATATGGCGGATATCACGGCTTCATTCATGTACAAATGCAACCTTTTACTCACACTCATTACGGACACTACGTCATACATTATCACCATGGAGCCGGGGGAGCCGCGCCGGTAACAAAGGGTGCAATCACATTCTCTCGTGCAGCTATGTGGATCGAGGGAGCTGATGCCATTTGGCGTGGACATACACACCATCGACAAGCAGGAAGAGACAATAAAGTCTCATTTAATAAGAGTATCTCAAATCCAGAAAACAGAGTCACCACTCGTGATGTCCTAACACTTAGGACGGGATCATACTTTGACACTTATGCTGGTACTACTAGCGAGCAACTTCTTAAGCATGGACGCAAAGATTCATACGCTGCGCTATGGGATTGTCCAAGCCTACCTAAAGGCGGACTTGTACTGACACTTAACGCAAGTCAACCTCGCGAGGTGCGAGGTAAAGGTACAACTGTTGTAGTAAAAGACATATTGGAGCTGTAATGTACGAATACGAAATACGATTCAAAAGGTTAATAGATGGAGATACCTTTGTTTGCGATATTGATCTTGGCTTTGGTATTTGGCTTATGGATCAACACTGTCGGCTCTTTGGTGTGGATACACCAGAAAAAAGCACTCCAGAAGGTAAGGCTGCTACAGACACAGCAAGAGAGTGGTTTACCTCAAGACAAAATACAGCTGAACGATTTAGCATTACGGTACTACAAAAAGCAGATAAATACGGACGGCGATTAGTACAGGTAAAAACAGATAAATCGCCTACAACGTTAAATGTAGAAATAGCTAAATCAATGGGCACATATGAATATTTTGGTGGAACTAAACGTAAACGAATTAAGGCAGTAGGAGTTATAACCGATGGACATTAGGTCAATGCTGGTTGGATTTATAATTGCCTGTGCAATCATATTGATATGGAACAAAATCTGCGACATTAAAGATTATTTTGATTTTAGAGATTGGTGCGACGATAGTGACATCGATGATGATGATCTTACAAAAGAGTCAATGTCTAAGTTTTATACAATGTGGAGATTGTCAAAAATAGATGGAGTTGAAATAGTAGCACATAAGGAGGATAACGATGTCGTCAGCGGAGAAAACAAATCCGAGTAAATGGAAGGCCATTGTATCCAAAGTAAAAGCTGGAACAAAAGGTGGAGACCCCGGTGAATGGTCTGCCCGTAAAGCGCAACTAGCTACACAAGAATATAAAAAATCCGGTGGTGGATATAAAGGCCCCAAGAGCGCTGATAACAGTCTGTCTAAATGGACAGATCAGAAGTGGCGTACAAGTGACAACACGCCTAGTGAAGGAAAAAAACGCTATTTGCCTGATAAGGCTTGGGGCTCACTATCGTCTGGAGAAAAAGCTGCAACAAATCGAGCAAAGGCAGCTGGCAATAAAGCTGGTAAACAGTTTGTAGCACAACCAAAAACTATTGCAAAGAAAACATCTAGATTTAGATAAACAAAAGCCCCCTCTGTGAAGGGGGCTTTAGATTCGCTCGACTTAAAGTTCTAAGGCATGATGGGCGGACTTTTAAGTTTTCATCGCGTTTCACATACATACTATCATAATTACCTACGGTATAATAGACCAAGCCCCGGTGGTGAAACGGTAGACACGGCAGACTTAAAATCTGTTACCGCAAGGTGTACGGGTTCGAGTCCCGTCTGGGGCATGGAGAAAAAGATGGCAGCCACACTTAAGTTTATACAGCCTGACGCAGAAGAGTTTATGATTCATCTTGCACGTGTATCATCTGATAACGAAAACAATCCTAACTATGAACGCTTGCTCAACTACTGCATGAAGGAAGGCCACTGGTCTGTATTTGAAATGGTTGACGTAACCATGGAGATTTATACATCTAGGGCTGTATCCGCACAAATACTGCGCCATAGAAGTTTTCACTTCCAAGAGTTTAGCCAGCGCTATGCTAACCCATCAAAAATTGAACTTGACCTACCCGTGATGCGCCGTAAAGGAGCAACTAATCGGCAGGGCAGTGTTAAGTTTGAAGATGATGAAACGCAATTTCAAATGGACAACAAGGCCTTAGCTCCAGTGTTATATGCCATTCGAGCCTACAATGACCTTGTTGATTCTGGAGTTGCTTTGGAATCAGCCAGAATGATCCTTCCATTGTGTGTAGGTACACGCCTTTACATGAAAGGCACTGTACGTGATTGGTTGCACTATTGTCGTGTACGTATGGATTCTCATACGCAAGCAGAGCACCGTGAAGTTGCCACTGATTGCTGGAATGTTTTGAAAGAAGTGCTTCCTTGCACAACTCATGCGTTTGAAAAGTATTATTTGAAATCAGAATAAGGAGATTAGTTATGTATATGTTACGTGTTGGCAGAGATAGTGATTTAGATGTTGAGTTGACGCCATCTAAGCGTTACGTTATCACCAATAAAAACGGTGAGTCTACGCAATGTGAAAACGTTGGCGCAATTACTTTGCTTAACACTGCTATGAAGGCTGGCGTAAAGGTTCCAAGTAAGTGGTTTATTGATTTCCAAAACCATGTTATTGGTGAGCTTGTTGAACGCATTGAGGAAATAAATAGCAATAATGTTGCAAGTTGAATTTATTTGGAATGGAAAAGACGGCGAAGGCTCATTGCCTGTACGTAAAACAGATTTGTCAAGTGGTGTGGATCTAAAGGCATATATTGACAAACGAGTTGTTATTAAGCCGGGCACCCGTGCGCTAATTGAAACTGGATGGGTAATTAAAATCCCAGAAGGTTATGAAGCCCAAGTGAGATCTAGGTCTGGTATGGCTTATAAGTATGGAATATTTGTACTTAACTCACCCGGAACAATAGACCGCGATTATCAAGGAAATATCAAAGTATTGCTACAAAATGCATCACAAGAAGACTTTATTGTTCTTGATGGAATGGCAATAGCTCAGTTAGTAATTTCTCCAGTTGCAATTGTTAATCCAATAGATGTACGAACTGGTGCTTTATTTGATATTGATCAGCCATCAGTAGTGCGTGGCAAGGGTGGTTTTGGAAGCACTGGTGACTATTAATGGTAGACAATAGGCATTACGGAAAGCATCGCATACAGGCAATTGAACTTGCTTGGGAATGGGATCTTACACCTGAAGAATTTTCCTGCATCAAGTATATAGAACGAGCTGGAGACAAACCGGGCAATACCTATAATAATGACATACTCAAAGCCATTTGGTTTTTAGGAGCTGCATTATTTAAAGATAGATATAAAGCCCAGAAGCTTCAGGAGTTTGCATCTGGGCTTCTATCAAGTGATGTGAACCCGCTTGATTTAGATTCTGCGGATTAACACTTACAGTTTGCAGACTTGCAATAAGGGCAAGCTTTCTTTTCCTTGGCAGGAACAGACTTGCCTTTTTTCATGCCCTTAGACATACCCTGCTTCATCTTGGTCTTACCCTTAAGCATTCCCTGCTCAATCATTTGTCGTAACATAACGCACCTCCGTACAGATTATACTACTGCATACATTAATCCTATTACCTACGGTATAATGTAGGAAGAGGAAACAAAATGCTTAATCATGTGACGTTAATCGGTAGGCTTGTTGCAGACCCAGAACACAAGCAGTCAAATGCCGGTAAAGGCTTATGTAATATTAGGATTGCCGTTGACCGCAAAGGTCGTGAAAAAGAAACAGACTTTTTTAGTTGTACAGCATTTGGACAAACCGCTGATGCATTAAGTACGTACGCACAAAAGGGTCGTCTTATTGCAATCACTGGAAAGATCCAGATTGATAATTATACAGATAAGGAAGGCGTTAAGCGTCAAGGGTTAAAGGTGTTAATTGATCAGTGGACCTTGCTTGATTCGCGTAAGGAGCAAGATGGGCAGTCAACTCCACCAAATCCTAAGCCAGCTGGAAGTATCCAAGTAGATGATATAGATGATCCATTTGCAGATTAATCAAGTAGATTATTTTCGAGAGCTACATTGTAAGCTTCAAATCTTGCTTTAGGCCCGCTCACTCCAAGTTTCCAATATATGTTCTCTAGGTAAGCATGGATTGTACGTGGACTTAAAGATAAAGCTATAGCTATTTGTTTAGAGGTCATCTTATTGCCAATTGCAATAATGACCTCTTTTTCTCTAGGTGTGAGCTTGTGCATATCACATTGTACTGTAAGTAATGTGTGCAATTGCTATCTGTAGTATGATGCTATTACTTCAAGTAAAGTGACGGTGTCTACTATGGGAGTTGTAAAAAAATATCAAGATCCTAAAGGTGGTTTAAATGCAGCAGGTCGTGCTCATTTTAATCGTACTACAGGATCAAAATTAAAACCTCCGGCTCCAGATCCTAAAACACCAAAAGATGCTGCTAGGCGTAAATCATTCTGTGCTCGCATGGAAGGTATGAAAAAAACTAGAACATCTGCTAAAACTGCAAACGATCCTAATAGTAGAATAAATAAATCGTTACGGGCTTGGAAGTGTTAGTGGAGGTTTGTGATGCAAAAAGGTAAGAATAGTAAGCTTTCTGATCCAACAACTGGTGCTGCTGCGTTAGGTTTAAAAACAGGAGACAAGGTCCCATATGCTGAAATGGGTTATGCAGTGCCGAAGGCTAAGCCTAAGTATAAGACACCTTCAAAACCATCCTCGGCTGAACCGACAACTGGCGCAAGTGCAATTGGGTTGAAGACTGGAGATCGTGTCCCACGTGAACTTATGTCTGGTCGTAAGCCAATGATGAATACCAAGCCAGCATCAATGAGTAAAATGCTAGGCATTAAGAAAAAGTAATGCAGAAAAAAGCGCATCCCGGATTTAAGGCTGTGCAAAAAAGTATTGCAAGCAAGCAAGGCATCAGCAGTAAAGCTGCTGGTGCCATCTTGGCGTCTGCTACACGCAAGGCATCAGCTAAGGCTAAAAAAGCTAATCCAAGGCTATTACGAGTAAAATAACAGTGGGGTAAGTCATGGCATCTTTTCGTTCTTTATTACTAGGCAATCAAGCCGACACTGACAAAGACAAAGTAACAAGGGCTGTTACTGAGCCACCTATTACTCCTGCTACAGCACAACCAGCTCCACCGGCCAAACCTGAACCATTAACTGGCCTAGGAATGAAGGGCGATATTAATGTTGCTCCGGGTGGTGTGTCACGTCTAGTAAAAGCAAGAATTGAAAACGTATTATCAAAGAATCCAGATGATGAACGCGAGTTACGCCGATTAATCACATCTGGTTTACCTAAAAATGAATTTAATGACATTGCTAATCCAATTTTTGAGCGATTAGGTATTTCACGTTTTGCAACTACATCAGTTGATCCATATGAGTTCTTAACTGCAACTACGCCATCAATGCCGGGGCCACGTGAGTACAAGGCAGATCTGCAAGCGGATAAAGAAGCCGAGAGACAGATTGGACAAGTTGACACGGAAGATTTAGTAACTCGTGGATTGGGTGCCACTGGTACTACTATTACTCCGAATGTTTTTAAACCAATAACGCCAGTCAAAACAGGCGGTGGTCCTACTGGTGGTAATACTCGTTCGGCTGTAGTTGGCGTATCGCGATCAACTGGTGGAATGGAGATAGATGACTTTCTTGCTGGTGTTGCACCAAATATTGCTAGCATTGCAAAACGCACTGGCAAAACTGAACAACAGGTTTCTGATGACATACGCTCCCGTATAGCTGAAACACGTGAAGCTCCAGCAAGAATGTCATCTGCCTACGACAGATTGCTTGGTGAGGTTACAAAAAAGTTTAGTAAATTACCATCTGGTTCGGCAGAAACAGGTAATGTCGAAGGCGCAAAAACATTTACTAACTTTTTTGTAGATTTTGAGCAGCCTGATAATCGCAAAGCGTTTATGGGTGTAATTGAACGCGCTATTGGAAAACAATCCGCTGGTGCATTCTTAGGGTCAATGGCAAATAAACCATCTATTGACAGAATGAATATTATAACCAGAGCAGCGCAAGCATCTGGTGTTGGTGCTGACACCGCAGCAAATCTCGGTAAGTATTTTGATGGGTTGGCACAGGCATATACAAGTGCACAAGGAGCAAATCGCACTGCTATTGCAGAAGGATTTGGAAACATTGTTACCCTGCAAGGTTTATTAGATGACCCTACAAATAAGGTTCCACGCGATGTAGCTGAAAAATTGATTACAAAAGCGCAAGGGATGTTTGAAAATGCGCTTGAAAACATAGGAGATTTTGGCGCTGGCAAAACTCTTACTAGTAAGCTCATAGGTCAGGATACTTTGTCTAACCTGATGAATCGTGGCTTAGTTAGCTTTTTGCAATTAGGTAACAACTATGATGACTGGCAAAAACTTAAAGTAGATAATAAAGACGTACTGCCTTGGACAGAAGACGGTCGTCTTACTGTTGATCAAGTTAACAAAAACTTTACAAAAGACGTGTTGGGTGCAGCCCGTGCCATCGTTGTAAAGCGCATCGGAGAGCAGTTTAGTGCTAAGTATAAAGATACGCCTATTGGAAACAAGCAACAGGTTGTACTTGATCTTGTAACTGCATTATTTAAAACTAATCCACCATTCATTGCTCGCTTAGAAAGCAATATTGAGGATTTATCTAAAAAGGGGTTAGTTGCTCAAACACTTGCTTCTGGTAACAAGAGTGCAGTTAAGTTAATGGAAGCGATGAAGACGGGTGCTCAGGTTGGTAAGGGTGGCGCCCTTGTTGATCCGGTAACAAATAAATCTATATCTGGACCTGCCGTAGCAGCAGCACAGCGTTTAAATATTGCAAACATTGTTGAGCAAATTACTAAGCTTGATTGGTTTGGTTCTGGTACAAGTGGAGATCCTAATTCAATATCAGCTCGTGCATTTGAGTCTCGTGTAAGGCAAGCAATTCAAGCAATCACACAAGACACGCCAGACTGGGGAATGTTTGCAAAAAAACTTTCTCCATATGCAACACCACAACAGCTTGCATTGATGCTGCCACCTAGTTACGGTAAAACGTTTGCTAAAAATCCATATCGAGGATTAAACAAAGAGACGGTTATAGACCCTGTAACCGGAAAGCCACAAGAAGTTTTAATTCCGCGAAAATACGAAAAAGACGACATCTTATCTGATGCACTAGCGCGTAATTTTCAGAGATTAACTAGAGCTACACTATCT